TTTTCTGCAAGGGCTTTCTGCCCAAATTCCTTGTCCCTGGGTATATAAACATTCCGTATCCAAAGAACCTGTTCTGCTGTTAATAAAGCCCTACCGTTCATTTCACCCTCTATAGGATTTAAACCCGTAAGTCTTGCGTGTTTTAAATTATCTGACATACTAATCCACTCTAGGTTAGTAGCCTCTACATTTTCCTTATTTCCATCTTTATGATTGACAGTTAATTCTTTCCAGTTTTTAGGAGGATTGCAGAAAGCAAAGGCCACTACCCTATGGATATACACAGTCTTTTTAGACCCATCTTCCTTTACTAGGTTTAGTTGTAAGTATCCACTGTGATGGACTACTGGTTTTCGGATTTTTCCTGTTTTTAAGTTTCTAACCCTACCTAAGCTAGAAACCTCATAAGATGGAAAATTCTCGATGATTTTCCATTCTTCCATTCACAGCAAAGACGCAGTATATAAATCTTATTATTTTGAATTATTTAAACAACTATATCCGAACGCTGATTTTACAATGATTGATGATCATAAAGGTGTATTATCAGCGGCGGCATCATACGGATTTAAAACGCTGGACGCGCAAGCCGTTAACGATATTTTATCAATCGGCGTGGCATTGATAGGCGGAACCTTTATTGATGAATCGCTCGACGATGATAATGATTATCAGTTCCTAGCCGATCGCTTGCAATTATGTTGGGAAAGCATGACCGATGAAGAGCGTGCAGAATATAGTTGCAGCCCGCAACAATATATTGAGAAATTAAAAGTTGCGTAATAATTAAAGTTGAAATAGTCACGGTGTGTAATGATAACATGCCGTGACTATTAGCTTGCTAAGTACCAGGCGGTAATGAGACTCATTCTCATCTGGGGGGCCACTGGACCCACCCACGCGTACGTAATCCAAAGAAATTGGCAAAAGTCAATATAGCGCTATTAACTGGCATTAGCGAACTCACCATGAAGAATCTCACGAGCTATATTAAGATTTGAAACAGCTTCTTCGAGACTTTCAAAAGTTCCTATATTTACCATATTTCCGTCGACCCTGATTCTTGCTCGATATTTGCCCGAGCTTGTAAGAGTTACTCCCTTAACCCCTGTAGACTCATTCTTCCACCCAGAAGAGTTTTTGCCATTTTCTGCATTTGTTGCTTTACGTAGGTTATTCCACCTATTGTTGAAAGGGTCTTGGTCTCTATGATCAATTAGAAACTCTCCCGGATCTTCTCCTGTAACATATAGCCATGCCACCCGGTGGGCTTTAAACCTACCGAGTTTACCCATATATAAAGTTAAACCATCTTTTTCTTTACTGCCTGCTGGCTTACCTTTACGACTCCCTGAGTTCCAAGTAAATATACCGGTTTCAGGATCATAATCAAATTTCTTCTGGTATTCTGCTAATGGGAGTAAAGGTTTATGATTTGCCATCTATCTTGAATCTCCTTCGAGAACTTCTTGAACCATCATTCCACTCCCGCTCAAACTCCGCACGTTTCTCGTCAAACTTCCGCTCCCTTTCCGCAATCTCCCGAGTCACCCCCGCGAGTATCCCTATAATAAAAGCAATTATAATACTAAACATCTAATTCCCTCTCAATTTGCAGAATACGGGTGCTATCACAACGTTGCAGTAGTACTAGCTTTTCTAGAATAACTTGCTGTTGTTTTACCTGGGCTTCTAGGGTTTTTAGGCGGAGATACACGATACGAGAGACAATGAGGATTACCCAGACTAATATTACTATTAGTGTAACTGCCACTTCCATCATTTACGTTTCTCCGATAGTAAGGTTTCAATTCTAGCTAAGTGATTATCTAGAATACATTGCCCAATAATCACAATCCCCAGTAGTGCAATAATTACCCATTCCATTAAATCCACCCCGCCATAGCTGCTAACCAAAAACCTACGAAGACTAGGAATAAGATAGTTCCGAACCCAAAACTATTTATCCAGCTATCATACACTTCTCCGCGTCTGTTCTTTCTTTTGTTTGACATGTCTTTCATGCTCCCGTAAGTGTGGTATTTTAAAATATTTTATAATTTGTGCACAACCAACCATGCTTGTGACTTCCTAGAAGGACTTCTACTTTTCTTACATAGTGGTTTCTGCCAATATACCATCCAAGAAATAAAAAATTTAGTTTACTTGGATGTCTTTTTGTTTTATACTAATTACAAGTAATTAGATTGTTCTAGTTTAAATTTACAATCACCATATTTAAGGTCAAACTGACTGAGATCCCACCATCCAAACTTAGTACGGAGCTGTACTACTGGAAAGCGATCTCCCTTAATACGAACTTTTTGAACCTTGAGACCGTAATGTTCTTCTCCCGCACCACCAAAAGATTTTACAAATCCCGTACAAAATGGTTTGGGAGCAGGTGCACAACCAGATAACATAACTGCGGCAACTAGTGCAATCACAAACTTTTTCATATTTATCTCTCCATTTCTAATTTATGAATCTATTATAGCAAAATAGAGGGATGAAAGCAAATACATTTTTATAATAGGAGATTATATGGGTTTTTTCGCTGGAAAATATAGTGATGGTAAAACTGTATTATCACTAAACAAAGTGAATGGTGGGGATATTAATGCCCACAAAACTCCTAATGCCAATACTATATTTCACTCTGATATGCCATTTGTTCTAGTTGAGAGTACGTATGAAAGTGCATTAAGTAGTGCTGGCAATGGTTTCTATGTGTGTCAGATGCCTTCTGTAATAGCTAACCTAAAGAGTAATGATCCTGGTAGAGTTATATTAACCGCTGTTGAGATAAATGGTACACATAGGGCTTTTCTTAATGGTACTCAATCCCAGGTTGGGCAATTTCTTGCATTTTTTGAAGATCCCCCTATTGGCAGGGCTGGCGCTGAATTAGGTCTTACGTCAGCTTTTGCATCTGGTAATAGTTTAGCACATGGTACTTATACGTATAACTCTAGTCTAGGCCATGAAGAGTCAATAGCTAGACAAGGTACTGGGGGTACTATATCACAGGCTTCTGGGTTTAACTTATACAGACCTGGCGGGGCGTACGCCGGTGAAGCTATAGGTAGAGCATGGACTTTAGCAGGATTTCCAGCTGGAGCATCTAAAGTATCGATAAATAGTGGTAATGTTGACTTCTGGCACCCGAATTGGCAAGCTCCTATAGGAGCGGGAAAAAGAGGTCATAATTGGTTTTATGTTTGTAACTCCAATATACGTGGATATGCTGGTAAAAAGGGTACTACGCCAAGTAATGTGAGTGTACTATATAATTCTTCGACCTATCCGAATAAGGTTTATGTATGTAGGGGCTCGACATCTAATTTAGCATCACAGGCAGCAAAGAAGAAGTATGTTCAAGATAGCTATAATATTACTCCGACCAAGGTTATTTGGTATGTGCTGAATCTTAGATACTCTAATGGTGGTATGAGCGTTGCTAGTAATCCCTTTACTGGGTCTGATATTCGTATAAGCCCCTCTAACTTTACTATAAAAGGTGTTAGTCTTCCAAACACTAGTTACAAATTCATTAATCAGAATGCTTTTGGTAACTTATCTTCTAGACCTGATATGGAGTACATTGGTAATAACGTTGCTTATACCGGAGTCTTTGGAGATACCACAGCAAGATGCGAAATTGTGGGTTCTAACAAAGGTTCTTTGTGGTCTCCGGTAAATTATGGTGGTTCTAAGTCTCAGATAAGTATTTACAAATTCTCTGCGGGTAAACAATGGTACGTTAATTCCAATAATAATACTATAGGTAATGAGCATGGAGTTGTTTGGGGACCTTCTTCAGTACCTTTACGATTACTACCAAATAACGTAGCTAGTACTTACATAGGTGATGACATAAACCCTTCTTACCCGGGTACAGGTAATAAGTATGTAGCCTTATCCACAGTAAGTCTTGGACTACCAAATGCAAACTCTACAGTAATCCTAACTACTGAAGTAGTTGCTGGAAATCTTAATACAGCAGGAGGTCCTATACGAACATATGGTGGCACTGCGTGGCAGGTGCAAGGTAGAAGACAACAAAGCTATACAGGGGGTGACGGGGTATTCCATCAAATATTAACTTTACCACCTAATCATTTGGTGCCCTTCCATACTACAGCTTCTTATAGCTATACACAGCAGTGGGCTAGTCGACCTGATGATTTAACATTTACTAGAAGTGGGTTTATTTATACTATTAAAAATTTGGGTAACGGTAACGCTGAGTTAGGTGTAGTTATACATGCAAATGAATCCGCCGCAGTTTTCTTACCGAGATTACGAGTAACAGTTCAACGCCTTACCTAAAGGAGGAAATATGGCAAATGATGTATTAGTACCAGATCTTATGTCCCCTGAAGGGATGGATGTTATTGAAGCTTATTTACAGTGCGGCAGCGATGTGCCTTCTGCCGCACGTAGTCTTGGAATGTCCGAAATTGCTTTCCGAGATATTATGAATCGTAGTGAAGTTAAGAACTACTTAAATGATATTTTTATGGAAAGTGGATTCCGTAACAGAGATCGTTTGTTCGGTGTTCTAGATGAAGTTATTAAACGTAAGCTGGAGGAACTGGAAGAAACTGGCATGGGTTCTGACCAGGATATTATGGATATTCTCTGGAAGGCACATAAAATGAAGATGGAAGAGATGAAAATGATGGTGGAGCTAGAAAAAGCTAAAGCTGCCGTCCGTGCTCCTGCTAATCAGACCAATATCCAGAATAACATTATTGCTGGAGCTGGGGATCAAAACTACATGGACTTAATTACTTCCCTAGCTACTGGAGGTAAGAAGTAATGGAAGTATCAAGACCCTACGTTAATACAGTAGATGTTATTGATTTCGGAATAGACAAACGTTTCTTTCGTCTACCTGTTTCAGGAATACTAGCTCAAGAGGGTATTACACCTAATGGTCCTCAAATAGCGATCATCAATGCTCTAGAAGACCCTAGACATCGTTTTGTAACGGCGTGTGTATCACGCCGTGTGGGCAAGTCTTTTATAGCGTATACACTTGGGTTCCTAAAATTGCTGGAACCTAATGTGAAGGTGCTAGTAGTTGCCCCTAACTACTCACTAGCCAACATCGGATGGTCTCAGATTCGTGGTCTTATTAAGAAGTATGGCCTACAAACCGAACGTGAGAATGCTAAAGATAAAGAGATTGAGTTAGCTAATGGTTCTCTATTTAAACTGGCTTCCGCGGCCCAGGCTGACTCCGCAGTTGGACGTTCATATGACTTTATCATCTTTGACGAAGCGGCAATTTCCGATGTGGGTGGTGATGCCTTCAGAGTTCAGTTGCGTCCTACTCTAGATAAACCTAATTCTAAGGCTCTATTTATTTCCACCCCTCGTGGAGGTAACTGGTTTAAAGAGTTTTACGCCTATGGGTTTGATGATACGTTACCTAACTGGGTATCTATTCATGGTACATATCGTGATAATCCACGTGCTGACCTGAATGACATCGAAGAAGCGCGTCGTACAGTTAGTAAAAACTACTTCCGTCAGGAATATGAGGCTGACTTCTCTGTATTCGAAGGTCAGATCTTTGATACCTTTAATGCTATAGACCATGTTAAAGACCTCAAAGGTATGCGTCACTTCTTTAAAGATGATGAAGCCTTCGAAACGTTGCTTGGCATTGACGTTGGTTATCGTGATCCTACAGCAGTTCTTACTATTAAATATCATTACGATACGGATACTTACTATGTATTAGAAGAGTACCAGCAGGCGGAGAAAACCACAGCTCAGCATGCTGCGTATATTCAGCACTGTATAGATCGTTATAAAGTTGATCGTATTTTTGTTGACTCTGCAGCAGCTCAGTTCCGACAGGACTTAGCTTATGAGCATGAAATTGCATCAGCTCCAGCTAAAAAATCTGTCCTAGACGGTCTTGCATGTTTACAAGCACTATTCCAGCAGGGTAAGATTATTGTAGATGCTTCATGTTCCTCATTAATCCACGCGTTACAGAACTATAAGTGGGATTTCCAAGAAGGCGAAGAGAAATTATCACGTGAAAAACCACGTCATGATGCTAACTCTCACCTCTGTGATGCGCTGCGCTATGGAATTTACTCTATTTCCCGTGGTAAATAAATAAGTATAGGATGGGATACTACTCAGTTGGTATCCCATTCCTGCATTTTAAAATCCCCTTTACAAATTCGATACGATTATGTATACTATATTCATACAGTTGAGGAGAACACTATGGCAAGCAATATAAAATATAAACGCGATGCTATATCCCTTATGAGAGACGGAATAAAAAGTCAATATAAAAAAGACTCTCAATGTGCTATCTGCGGTTGTGCTGAAGAATTAGAGCTTCATCATTACCATACGGTGTCTCTACTAGTTCGAAGAAATAGTCCTTTCAAATAGGACGGCATTCTATGATCGATATAGGCATGAGCTAGTAGAAGACACTGTTACCCTTTGTGTACACCATCACCAATTATTACATAAGGTTTACACAAAAGAACCTCCTTTATTTTCTGCTAATAAGCAAAAAGTGTGGGTTCAAAAGCAGAAAGACAAATTACAGAATCCTCAAGAAAAGACACAAGTCAAGACTGAAACAAAATCAGGATTCGCAAGGTTCTTATAATGGGTTTTAAAAGCTGGATTACTGAAAAGCTAAATCCGGGTCAACGTATTATAAGAGACATGGAACCAGTTAGTCATCGCACTAACCGTAAGCCTTTTACCACTGGACAAGCCTACAGTAAAATTGAAATTCTCAATAGAACTGCTAATATGGTTATAGATAGTGCGGCGGAGTGTTCTTATACTCACTCTCTTAAATGTACGACCTAATCCATTCATGGATATAAGCACATTCCGTAGACTTGTAGTCACTGACCTACTTTTTGAAGGTTGTGCATACATCTATTGGGATGGCACAGCACTTTACCATGTCCCTGCTGCACTAATGCAAGTAGAGGCAGATGCCAATAAGTTTATCAAAAAATTTATATTTAATAATCAGATAGACTATCGCGTAGATGAGATTATCTTTATAAAGGATAACAGTTACGTGTGTGGCACAAATTCTCAAATTTCTGGACAATCTCGTGTTGCTACTGTTATTGATTCTCTTGAGAAGCGTTCTAAGATGCTTAACTTTAAAGAGAAATTCCTCGATAACGGAACCGTGATTGGTCTTATTCTTGAGACGGATGAAATCCTGAACAAGAAATTGCGTGAGCGTAAACAAGAAGAATTACAACTAGATTATAATCCTAGTACTGGTCAGTCCTCTGTCCTGATTAGACTTTAAGGAAGACATTGAAGGATTTAATAAATCTATCTGTCTAGCCTTTGGTGTTCCGCAAGTACTGCTTGATGGTGGTAATAATGCGAACATTCGACCAAACATCGAATTGTTCTACTATATGACTATCATTCCTATGCTGAACAAGCTGACTAGTTCTCTTACTTTCTTTTTTGGTTATAAGATTACTCCTAATACTAAGGAAGTAGCTGCATTAACACCAGATAAAGAATCTGAGGCTAAACATTTAACCTCATTGGTTAATAATGGTATTATAACTGGTAACGAAGCTCGTTTAGAGCTGAACCTTGAACCTTTAGATGATGAGCAGATGAATAAGATTCGTATTCCTGCTAACGTTGCTGGTTCTGCAACAGGCGTATCTGGTCAAGAAGGTGGTAGACCTCAAGGTTCCACCGAGGGAGATAAAGAATGATTGATTATAGTGGTCTAAAGACCATTTTTGGTGAAAAACTACCAGAATCTCATATCTTCTTTGCTACGGTTGCTGCGCATAAATATGTTCCTAGCTATGCTTTTCTGCGTAGAGAACTAGGACTTTCATCTGCGCATACTAACCGTAAAGTATGGAAGAAATTTGTAGAGGCTTATGGTAAGGCAGGTCCAGTAGATGTTGTTCCTGGAGCCCCTACGTTGCAGGTAACTCCTGGTGAAAATTCAGTAACTTATACAATTACTGATGGTACTAATACCGGATCACCAATCACTCAGTATAAAGTATATTATACTGATGGAACTACTGCAAAAACCCATAATTCTGGGTCTTCTAAAACAGGTTCTATTTCTACCCTAGAAGCAAAAGAGTATACTTTCCAGGCAGTAGCTGTTAATGGGGCTGGAGAATCTCCTAAGTCTGCGGCAGTAAAAGCTACCCCAACTGCACCTGGTGTTGGAGGCTAATAAATGACACAAGCTGCTATTGACTATAACAAGTTAAAATCAGCACCGGTTCATTTAGATGCTTATATTAAGTCTATTGATAGCGAATCCAGAGAGGGTGTTGTAAAAATCCGTGGATTCGCTAATACAATTAGTAAAGATCGCGCTGGTGATGTAATCCCTGCTTCGGCATGGAAAACATCTAATGCACTTGCTAACTACATGAAAAACCCGATTATTCTTTTCGGACACGACCATCGTCGTCCAATCGGCAAGTGTATTGATCTTAATCCTACTGAAATGGGTCTCGAAATCGAATGCGAGATCTACGAAAGTTCTGATCCAGCTATCTTTTCACTAATTAAAAACGGTGTACTGAAAACTTTTAGTATCGGATTCCGCTGCCTAGATGCAGAGTGGGATGAAGCTACTGATATATTTATTATTAAAGATTTAGAACTATACGAAGTTTCGGTAGTTTCTGTACCTTGTAATCAGGACTCGACATTCAATCTCGCTAAGAGCATGAATGGTCATGATTATACTGAATGGCGTAAATCTTTTACTGCAATAAGTTCTAAAGCTGTCCCAGCTCAAGAACGTAATCTTTCTGAACTAGAAAAACTTGCGATAGCTTTAGGCTACGTTAAAGAATAACGGAGAATTATTTAAAAATGACTATTGATATTAATAAGCTGAAAGAAGAACTTGGTCTGGGTGATCTGGCTAAATCTCTGGAAGGTCTGACCGCTGCTCAGAAAGCTGCTGAAGCTGAACGTATGCGTAAAGAGCAGGAAGAAAAAGAACTGGCTCGTATGAATGATCTGGTTTCTAAAGCAGTTGGCGAAGATCGTCAGAAGCTAGAAGAAGCTCTGGAACTGGTTAAATCCCTGGATGAGAAATCTAAGAAGAGCGCAGAACTATTTGCACAGACTGTAGAAAAACAGCAGGAAACTATTGTTGGTCTTCAGGATGAAATTAAATCTCTGCTAGCAGCTCGTGAAGGTCGTTCCTTCGTCGGTGATAGCGTAGCTAAAGCACTGTACGGTACTCAGGAAAACTTTGAAGATGAAGTTGAAAAACTGGTTCTTCTGTCTTACGTGATGGAAAAAGGTGTATTTGATACCGAACATGGCCAGAGACACCTGAAAACTGTAAACCAGTCCTCTTCAGTAGAAGTTTCTAGTGAAAGCTATGAAACTATTTTCTCCCAGCGTATTATTCGTGACCTGCAGAAAGAACTAGTAGTTGGTGCTCTGTTTAGATGCTAGTGCATATGGTACTGACAATACTACTGGTGACGAAGTTAAAGGTGCTCTGACTGAAATTCAGTTCAAAACCTATAAACTGGCTGCTAAGTCCTTCATTACTGATGAAACTGAAGAAGATGCAATCTTCTCCCTGCTGCCTCTGCTGCGTAAGCGTCTGATTGAAGCACACGCTGTTTCTATCGAAGAAGCGTTTATGACTGGTGACGGTACTGGTAAGCCTAAGGGTCTGCTGAAACTGGCTGAAGGCGATAGTGCTAAAGTTACTACCGAAGCTAAAGCTGATGGTTCTGTTAGGGTAACTGCTAAAACTATCTCTAAACTGCGTCGTAAACTGGGCCGTCATGGTCTGAAACTGAGCAAACTGGTACTGATCGTATCTATGGATGCTTACTACGATCTGTTGGAAGATGAAGAATGGCAGGATGTTTCCCAGGTTGGTAATGATGCTGTTAAACTGCAAGGTCAAGTTGGTCGTATTTACGGTCTGCCGGTTGTAGTTTCTGAGTTCTTCCCGGCTAAAGCTAACTCTGCAGAGTTCGCAGTTATTGTTTATAAAGATAACTTCGTAATGCCGCGCCAGCGTGCTGTTACTGTTGAACGTGAGCGCCAAGCTGGTAAACAGCGTGACGCGTACTACGTCACTCAGCGTGTTAACCTGCAACGTTACTTTAATAATGGCGTTGTATCTGGTGCTTACGCTGCAGCTTAATACAGGCTTCAACCCCCTCGATAGAGGGGGTATATTATATTAGTATGACGTCATACTAATATAATATACTTGTATGGAGGTTATTAAATGGCTGGAAAAGCAATACCTTATGTAATAAGGGAAAAGCAAATCCTAGAAATTTGCGAGAAAGAGGGATACATATATAAGGGAGTAGTAGGTGAGTTTAAAAATTCGGAGTCTAAGATAATATTAGAATGTACTAAAGACGGTAATTGTTGGTCTCCCAGTATACGTAATTTTGTAAATGCAGGATCAAGGTGTCCTAGGTGTTGTCAGACACGATTTCTACAGAAGAGAAAAGACAAAATAACTTCAGTAGAGAACATTCCCACCACTTTTTACATTCAAAGGCTATTTAATAATCATTATTCAGTTCTAAAATATGGGATTACTACTAGATCTCTTGATACTAGAATCAAAGAACAATCTAAATGCTCTTCTTACTCCCACGAGTTAGTTCTATCCGTACAGCTATTCTCTAGAAAAGAGGCTTTTAGACTCGAGACTTTAGTAAAACAGACTATCCCTTCTGGGTTTCTCACACCTGCTCTTCTTCCGGACGGGTATTCAGAAACTTGTTTGGAAAAATATTTACCAGAGATAAAACGAATAGTCTATGACTATATGTTTCCAGGTTAACGGCTCTTTAGCCGAAAGAGAGCTTCGGCTCTCTTTTTTATTGGAAAAATAAATGCAAATCATTACAGCCGAAGATTATAGATTATATGGTGGTTTAAAACGACCTGAATTAGAATCTGGTGTAGAAATGATGATTACTGCTGCCAATGCGCTGATTACTAGCCTTCTAGGCATGGATGATGCTGATGCGGTAGACCAGCTAATCAACACAAAACCTACACGTAGAAAATATTTTCTGAGCTCACCATCTGCTACTTCTGTAACTAAAGTGACGATTAACGATAATGAGATTGACCCAGAGCAGTATAAGCTATACTCTGACGGTATTATCCTTCTCAAATTTAATCCTCCAGAAGGTTATATGGATGTGGCATATACACAAGGTGGATTCAATCCAATACCTGAAGATCTCAAACTTGCAGCATGTATGTTAGTAGATCATTGGCACAAACAAGATTACCGCCAAGCTAAAACAATTGGTGGTGAAACAGTAACCTTCAATAGCACTAAGTCTGGTATTCCAGAGCATATTCGTACTATTATTGAAGTATATAGGAGAGTATAATGTCTCTTTCTGATCTAGCTAAACAAATTATTAAAGAGCAGCTAGATACTGCAGGACGATCTGAAAATAATAAGAATACTGTTGTATACTCTGTTGAAACAGGGCTAAAAGATCCTACCAGAGATGGTACTATTGCTCAAGTATCTTTTAAGTTTTCAAAACCTGTATCCCAAAATCTTCTTGATGTTAGAACAGCCTCTATACTAAAAGCTGTATCCTCTAGTTTAGATCTTTCTGGAGATTTAGGTGCTCTAGAAAATCTAATACAAGCAACTGCTGGTAAAAAATCCTCAGTAGGTAAAAAACGTTCTACAGGCAGAGTAGAGGTAAACTTTGGGGACCCTAGAGACGTAGAGGATGGATACTCAGGTGCAATAACAGGTGCTTCCGGACGTTTCGTGTCTAATAGCAATATGAAGGTTATACTAGAGATAGTTGCTAAAGAATACTTAATAAAGGATATGAAGAAGACAGGAGCACCACTAAAATTTAGGACCGGCCGCTTTGCAAACTCTTTAAAAATTAAAGATGTTATGCTTAGAGATGCAGGGACTAGTAAAGGCTCTCCTGAATTGAACGTAACATATAATTATATGACTCGTCCATATTCTGTGTTCAATCCGGCAGTATCTACATACAGAAGATTATCTCTACGACCTTACCCAGGCGCTAGAAACCCCCAAAAACTTATTGGTGAGGCTATAGCAAAAGCTGCAAGAGACCTGATTCACTCTAGATATAAAATCAAGGTTAATCAAGGAACCTAATAAATGGATCATAGAACAAGTATTGCACAAGCTCTGGTTGACCGTATATCTAAACAGTTGGATGGTTCTCAACCTGACGAATATTTTAATAACCTATACGGAAACGTTTCTCGTCAAACTTATAAATTCGAGGAAATACGAGAGTTTCCTTATGTGGCAGTTCATATCGGAACTGAAACTGGGCAGTATCTTCCTTCAGGCCAACAGTGGATGTTTTTAGAACTTCCAATCCTAGTATATGCAAAAGATACAGATGGAGATATTCAATCTTCCCTGGAGAAACTCGTAGCGGATATAAAAACCGTTATTGACACAGGTGGAAATTTAGAATATACTGTTAGTAAACCTAATGGATCGACCTTCCCATGTGAGGCAACTGATATGATCATTACATCAGTTAGTACAGATGAGGGTCTACTGGCCCCATATGGTTTAGCAGAAATAAATGTAACAGTGAGGTATCAGCCTCCACGTAGGTCACTTCGCAGATAAGTTACAGATTAGGAGAAAATAATTAAATGTCTTTACAACTATTACGTAATACTCGAATCTTCGTGTCTACGGTTAAGACTGGTCATGATAAGACCAACACGCAAGAGATTCTAGTTCAGGATGATATTTCTTGGGGTCAGGACAGTAACTCAACAGATATTACTGTTAATGAAGCTGGTCCGCGTCCAACTCGTGGTTCTAAACGTTTTAACGACTCTTTAAACGCAGCTGAGTGGAGTTTTTCTACTTATATCCTGCCGTATAATGACAAAACTACTAGCAAACAAATTGTTCCTGACTATATGTTATGGCATGCACTTTCTAGTGGTAAAGCTATTAACTTAGAAGGTAATACAGGAGCACACAATAACGCAACTAACTTCATGGTTAACTTCAAAGATAACTCCTATCATGAGTTAGCAATGTTACATATTTATATTCTGACTGATAAAGCATGGAGTTATATTGATTCCTGTCAGATTAATCAGGCAGAAGTTAACGTTGATATCGAAGATATTGGCCGTGTAACTTGGTCTGGTAATGGTAATCAGCTTATTCCTCTGGATGCGCAACCATTTGACCCAGATGAGGTAGGTATTGATGATGAAACTTATATGACTATCCAGGGTTCTTATATTAAGAACAAACTAACGATCTTGAAGATCAAGGACATGGATACCAATAAGTCTTATGATATTCCTATTACTGGTGGTACTTTCACCATTAATAACAACATCACGTACCTAACCCCGAATATTATGTCCCGTGTAAATATTCCGATCGGTTCATTTACTGGTGCATTTGAATTAACTGGTTCACTAACTGCCTATCTAAATGATAAATCTCTTGGTTCTATGGAACTGTACAAAGATCTTATCAAAACCTTGAAGGTAGTTAACAAGTTTGAAATCGCACTTATCCTTGGTGGTGAGTATGATGATGAACGCCCAGCAGCTGTATTAGTTGCTAAACAGGCGCATGTTAACATTCCTACTATTGAGACTGATGATGTACTTGGTACTTCAGTAGAGTTTAAAGCTATTCCTACAGATCTGGATACTGGTGATGAAGGTTATCTTGGTTTCTCTAACAAGTATACTAAAACCACTGTGGCTAATCTGATTGCTACAGGAGATGGCGCTAAAACTCCACCAAAACTAGTTGAATCAATCACAGTTAAATCAGCTGGTAATGTCACTTCAGTGGAGAATAGCAATACTCTACAGATGTCTGTTGAAGTAACTCCGCCAGATGCTACTAATAGTGCAGTAACTTGGTCTATTTCTAGTGGTGATGCAGCTACAATTGATCCAGAGTCTGGTCTATTAACTGCAGATACTACTAAGACTGGAGAAGTTACTGTGAAAGCTGTAGCTAAAGACGGTTCTGGTGTAGAAGGTACTAAGAGCATTACTGTAACAGCAGGTGGCTAATTAAATGTACTACTCTCTAATGAGAGAGTCAAAAGTTATAGTTGAGTATGATGGTAGGGCATTTCATTTTGATGCCCTATCAAACTATGATATACAGACTTCCTACGAGGAATTCAAGACTCTTCGTAGGACTGTTCATCGTAGAACTAACTATGCAGACTCTATTATAAATGCTCAAACCCCCTCTTCTATCTCTCTAGCAGTAAATTTCAGTAATACTCTTACTGAGGCTAACTTCTTTGAATGGTTAGGTTTTGATAGAAAAGGTAATACTTTCTTACTCCCACTATATAGTAGTAATATTGAACCTATTATGTTCAATATCTATATAGTAAATAAAGATAATAACTGTGTATATTTTGAAAACTGTTATGTATCTACGGTAGATTTTTCTTTAGATAAGAACATACCAATTCTTAATGTTGGTATTGAGTCTGGGAAATTCTCAGAAGTATCTACCTATAGAGAAGCAGCTTCTATTATACAGGGTGAAGTAATGTCTTACAGCCCAGTAATAGCTTCTACTAATGGCAGCATCTTACCCGGTCTTATTTCTGCCTCTTTATCTTTCCAACAGCAGTGCTCCTGGAGAGAGGATAAGAGTGTTTTTGATATAAATAAAATTTATAATAATAAAAGAGCTTATGTAAATGAAATGAATGCTTCGGCAACCATTTCTCTATATTACCTAAAACGTTTTGCAGGAGATATGGTTTACAATATCGAACCGGAGACAGATGTACCTTTAAATATAAGAAATAATAATATTTCTATAGATTTTCCTTCAGCACGTATTACAAAACGCCTAGAGTTCTCAGATGTGTATAGAGTTGAGTGGGATATTATACCTACTGCTTCTTCAGACCCAGTGAGAATAGATTTCTTTGGAGAAATTAAAAAATGATTAATTTAAAAGATATTACTCTTGATACTCGTACTATTACTCTTTCCTACCCAGGTATGCCGAATTTTAAACTAGAACTTAACTATATGTCTCGTGCTACCTCTAAACGTGTTATTTCTTCTGCTAAACGCGATGAATGGGTTAACGGTACTTTGGTTCAGGTACAGGATGATGATAAGTTCATTGAAGCATTTGTTGACGCAGCTATTAAAGGCTGGACTGGCTTAACTGTTGGTGATGTTGAAAAACTGATGCTGATTGAAACAGATGCTGATCCTGCTACTGAAGTTCCTTTTAGCCGCGATAATGCTGTAATGCTTATGCAGAACTCTGCTGCGTTTGATTCTTGGATCAACCAGACAGTGTTCCACTTAGACACTTTTCGTAGCCCAAAAGCGTAAAGAACTTCTAGATGCTGTTGCTGATTTTGCAGACAAATGTATTAAAAGCTCAGCGTCTAAAATGACTAAACAACAATATTTAATACTTTGCGAGTCAATGGGTATAGAGCCTGATCCTAAGGCTATGCCCGTTGAACTTGAGGATTTTCCACCTATTGTAGCTATTAGTATGAATATTTATAATAGTCTAATTGACTGTTTCATACCGGGTGACTTTCCTATTTTTATAGGTAAGGATAAGGCTGCATTAGGTGTTTTATTTGATATTTATGGGATTACTGATCCTATAGAAAAAGAATTTGTTCTACACATTATCAATATATTTGATGCTAAAGCTGTAGATGCTGCACGTAAGCGTGCTGAGAAGCATAAACCGCAAAACGGAAGGATTCCTAACGTTAAGCCACATGCTAGATCTCGTGCACGGTAAAAGTTTCCTCCAATGGGGCGTTCCACGATGAGGCTTGGCTCTGGGTGATATGCCCAGAGCCTTTTTTATTGGGAAAAATAAAACATGACTGATAAGCTAATACGAGAATTACTAATAGACGTTAAACAGAAGGGGGCAACTCGTACTGCAAAGTCTATTGAAAACGTATCTG